GGTGTTAATTTTCCGGTCCTTACCAGTACACTTGGAAATTTTCAAACAATGGTTTGTTATCAGGATTACCACGAGGGGCAACCTTTCCGTGAAGATAATCAGCCATCAAGGCTTCATAGAGCTCCAGTGTACTCACGTCATGGCCCACCCTAGTTGAACCTGCGGATGGCAGCTTCCTCGCAAGAGGTTTCACTGCTGTATCAACAAGCACCGCCCGGTCACCCGGGAAGTTTCTAAAAGGTGTGTTTTTGAAAACCGCATCAGTCCTCTCGTCGAGGCTGATGGCCTTTTCCTGCAACCATTCAGTACAAACCTGTGGGAACAGGCTCGCAAATGGCTTAGCATGCAGTACTTGTGCTATCCATTGAAAGAAGCTCGTATAGACTCTTCCTTCTCTGGATTCTGGAATTCTAGATTCAAAATCCAATGTTATGGAAATCACGTGTTCCAAGGGATCGCCAGGTCCCCACGTGTGATTGCAGCCATAAGGTGGCAACAGCCTACTAAACTGGTTGTAAACTGTCGTTTCCCTCCGACGCAACATCGGTCTGAAACGTTGGCCAAATGTCCTCATCAGGTCCATAAAGTTGTTGGAGCTGACATCGCGCCATTTAAACGCGGATACAATCCGTTCTGGTGTGATTAACTTACCAGCAAATTCAGCCATTTGATTCGAAATCAAAGACTTACTCGGATTATATGGACATCCAAGAACATCAAGCATACTAAGGTACTTATTGTATGTGGATTCTGACAGGATTATTACGTCATCACCCAAAACATAAAACAACCCAGGTTTGTTGTCTGAGAGGTAGTTCAATAAGACACCGTGTGCAAGAGCGAAGCTCGGAAAGCTAGGGCCTAAGCCCATAGGTTGGCCATTGGTCCACCTAACACTTTCTTTGCCATATGTCCAAGTTGCATTCTTAGACAAATCCTCAAAAAGGTTAATGAGGTGCAAATCTGAAGGAAAAATCTTCCTTAAAATTGACAGCTGCAGCTCCAATGGGAAATAATCCGTTGCTGAGCTCAGATCTACGCAAAACGCAGTCTTTCCTCTTTTGAGGTGTTCTTGTACCGCTTTGTAAGGTTTTTCCTGGTCAAAGGTGCAATCCCACGATT